CCTAGGCTGGGGGATAAACCTCCAAATCGTAAAAGATTGGAGGCATCCCCTTAAAGAAGAAGAAATTGAAATCTTCTCCTATTGCCACATGACGTGTGAGAATTGTAAAATTTCTCGCAGTCACACCCTCAGTACCACTCTGCATAACAGAGAGACGATGAAAGTTGTTTATGACATTGGATTCAGGAGCATTGGTGACCTCCTGATAGAGATTTTCGCTGTAGTATGGCAAATCAAATGCCAGGACTGGAAACTGTGAGGGTGTGCTGGCCATACCAGCATTACCCGAAACTTGTAGAGCTGCCAAAGCAGCAACTCCATTGGCAGCAGTCCCAACAGGTGCATCGATTTTTGTGACACTACCAGGTCCAGAGGTTGACGCAAACGGCAACCTGACGGCAGTAATGTTTTCCAACCTTGGACCCATACCATGTACTTTCCAACGAATAGATCCTCTATATCCAAGATAACATGGAGCGTAAACAGTAAGTATACCATTATTGGCATAATTGTAACTAACTACATACTTCTGATACCCAGCAGCAGCAAGAGGTGCAGCCCCCCTATAAGGAGGGAAATTACTCAAAGTGCGTTGCCAAATATCATTCTGAAGGATTTTTGGAATAATAATGTTATCATGGACTACATACCGTTTGGCCATCTGCCTCAAGGATGTAACAGGGTCACCATGTTGAATGATAGCAGCAGGTGGGGAACGGGTTTTATTGAACGTATGCACGGTCTCAGAACACCCTGGTTTCCCGGGAGTTTCTGCATATTCATCCGCTCCCGCCTGTGGTTCAAACAAAGGCGGCGTTGGTGGTTGGAAATAAGTCAATGCACGGATATTGGAATCCGACGGATTGGCCACTTCAAAATCATCACCAGCGCAAACCGAAACCAAAACACTCACTGCTGCAACCTGTTGGGTGGGAGTAGTCAGAGGTGTATGAACATACAGGGAGAGATTACCATTATTGACCTCAATGTCCGGAGGTGCTGGAGATGGTGAAGGTCTATTTGCCCAAGCTTGGGGTAAAGCCATAGTGCGCATATAGTTCTTCTGACTAGCATATCCAACCTCAACAGTGAAATCTCTTCGCTCACCAATGTCGATCACAACTTGTTGTGCCACGTCATAGGAAGATCCAACTATAGGGTCCCACACAAGGCTTATACGACCCTTGTGAAAGGCCGTGGACACGATCTGAAAACGATACTTGATACTGCCACGCCACATCCCAAACGGTAAGGATGCGGCAGCTATAGCAGTCAAATGATGTTCGTCAAAGAACTTATCCATAGCCATGGGCTGAACTGGAATATCCACCAATCGGTCTCCCACTGCTTGAGCAGAAGTCCATGTGAAAGAGTAAAAGTATGACTCTATGTGGGTGAGATAGTCTAGTGCCATTTCATCAGTACCTGGCAATCCAATAGTGGATGGATCAATAGTGACTTCCTGTTTGGGATCCATGGAAAGACGGAAAAGAGTATCTGAACCTTCTGTAGCAGCCAAATCACCAAAGTAAATTGGAAACTGACGGATTGGTTCTGATATCAATGGTGGTCGTGAAAAGCCAAACATTTGTGCAACTCTGCCAACTGCACTAGCGAAAGTACTCGTTGCCAAAGCATACTTGGAAATTCCAGGAACAAAGGCTACTGACTTGGCTACTCGTGATAAAATGTTAGCTGGTCGCGAAAGAACACCAGTACCATATTCATCACCTGCTTGGGCTACAAATGGATCATGATCAGTGGGAGTGTCTAGCATGAGATCAGAAGCCCATGCATAAACAGTCAAGTTGACCTTAACATCCATCCCAGTCAGATTGGCATGTTGAAGTGGACTAATGACACGAAACACCATGTCACCCATCGGTTGTGAAATTTCCAGTATTTGGGAAGTACTGTAAAAGGGATTCACATGGTGAAAGGGCAATGTTAGTTCTCCACCTGTCGATGTTGTTGGATCAACCCATATATGGGGTCTCTGGGACTCACGTACTGCATCAGAAACAATGAGTGCACGACTAGGTATAAACCCAGCCAAATCACCATTTGGGTTGTAGGAGACCAACATGCGACCCATATAGAACCCATTACCATTGATCAACACTTTGATGTGCAACTTGTGACGTATTCTACCAAAGGTGCTCCATTTGTCCTTGGTCAAGTCCCAAAACTCGGCCCATGGATCAAATGCAGCAAAAGATCCTATGGCATTTGCGTCCCACTCATATCGCTTGATCACCCTAGGGCGACTCATCCACTTGTTCAGATCTAGATCCGCGGTATCGGTTAAAAACGATGGATCATAGTTCTGAGTAGCGTCATAGTCAAACCCAGGGGTTTGGTCAGCAAACAGAATCGTTTGTTGGGGTGAAACTGCAGCATTGGCTGTGACTTGGCCAATGCCTGTGTCGGCGGAGCCATCCTGGCCCTCCGACTCCCCGGCTTGAACACTCCATAGAGCTGGTGCCGCCGGGAGACACTCATTTTCATATATATTATTACATTGGGTAGGTTTATTTTACACA